TGTCCGGGGTGCCTGCCGGCCGCATCCCGGCGCGCTCGGCGAGCGCGGTGGCTACCGCCAGCAGACCGCCCTCCCTGAGCAGCGCGCGCGCCTCGACGCGCGTCCGGTAGCCCCGCAGGGGGGCCATCACGTCAACGCCCCGCTCCTCGAGGAGAGCGTCCGCGACCGCGGTGCAGCAGTCCGCCTCGCCCCAGCGGAACGGCCGCTCCATCGAGGCGTAGACCGCGGCGGTCAATCCTCCGGCCACTTCATCACCGCGATGCGCTTCTCGCTTTCGATCAGGTGGCGGCCGGCGGTGTCGTTCGGATAGTGGCTCCGCTGGTCCTCCGCCGAGTGATGCACCGTTGCCGCCGCCCGAGCCGATGGCCCGACGCCGAGGTCGAGATGCAGACCATGCACCAGGTCGCTTCCGTCGCGCTGGATCGTGTAGCGCAAGGCATCCATATACCCGGACGCCAGCAGGTAGGGCTCGCCCACCAGCACGTTGTTGCCGGCGGCGGTCGTCGCGCCAATGAAGATCGCGCCTCGGCGGTTGCGGATCGGTGCGGAGGCCAGTTCCAGCACCTCCTCCGGAAGGCCCACCAGCCCGAGCGAGATCACCTCGGCCTGCAACCCCGGCACCTCGCCGGGGACGCCGATTGCACCGAACCGCCCCACGCCGGCCCAGTTATAGCCAGCCCACAGCAGCGCCCCCGTGCCGCTGTGCACGCGGATGGGGCCTGTCGGCCAGTCGAGGTAGACCAGCAGGATCGGATACCAGACGGGGCGGCTCATCTCGTCGAGGAGCGCGTCGTCTATGTCCCGTCTCAGGCTGGCCATAGTTCAACGTCCTCCGGCCAGAGCACGTCGTCCGCCGGCCATAGGTCGGTGAGCGCGTCGATCGTCTCCACCGTCGCACGCGCCCACGGGTCGAGTTCATCGAAGCCGTCCACCTCGTCGGCGAATACCTCGGAGAACTCCCACTCGTACAGCCATTCCTCCCCTACCGGGCGCATCGTTCGAGGCATGGAAAGCGGCTCGAAGACCCCCGTCTCGCTCGCGCCCACATCCGCCCGGCCGGCGATGGTGAACGCCTCGTCCACAACGGCGATGGCGATGCCGGCATGGTTGGTCCGCACCGGTTGCAGTACGATCCGGGTCTCCTCCTCGCCGCTCTCCGCGGTCACGGTGATGAACTCGCCTACCCGAGCCACCAGCGCGCTCGAGGGCAGCCCGCCCAACTCCACCGCAGGGAAGCCGCGCCACGTCGTCGGGGAGGCGCTGATGACAGGCCCGGTAAGCCACAGCATAGGATCGCCCGCGGTCTCCCACTCCAGCGGATAGCCCTCAGAGAACCACTCCAGCCGCTCCATCCGGCGCGTGGCGTCGTCAGGCAGGGCGCCGAAGACCAGCGGGTAGGAGCGCAGCCGGACAAGCCGCGACCCGCCGCGCAGGAGCCGCTTCAGCGCCTCCATGTAGCCGCCGCCATCGTTGTAGGCCCCGGAGACCGTGAGCCGGCACTGGCGGCGCCTGCGAAGGCTCTGGCTGGCGTAGCGCCGCCCGGTTATCATCGACCGGGACTTGCTGATCGGGTCGTCAACAGTCCACTCGTGCGCCTTCACGCCGACCGGCGGCCAGGCATATACGATAGTCACGCGAGGAATGCCTTGCTGTTCTGCCGCGCGCGGACGATGGAGGCGATCGTGTCCCGCTTGATCCGCTCGCCCTCGTCGCGAAGCTGGCTCGGGCTGACGCCGGGGGCGAAGTTGTAGACGTTGTTCACATGCACGCCGCCCATGTCCCTCAGTTCGTGGTTGGGCGTAACCCTCGCGCCTCGCGGCAAGTTCACGATCTCGGGTCCGCGCTCGCCCACCATCGCCCAGCCGCCGGGCGCGAAGTTCGTGCCACTGGCGAAGCCGGGGATGCCGATGAACTTGCCGAAACCGCCGAGCGCGTTCCCGATCAGCCGGTCGCCGACGCTGCCGAGAACGTTCCCCAGGGCTTCCTTGAACTTCACCGATCCCTCAAGGATGCCGCGGAACTGGCCGGCGATATCCTCGGCGAAGGTCTGCATGCCGCCGCGGACTCCGTCCTGCTCGGACGCGAGCCCACCTGCGAGGCCCTGCATGATGTTCTGGCCGATCTCGGCGAAGACAGTCGACGGCGAGGCGATGCCGAGCGCCTTTCGCACGACCAGCGGTATCTTGTTGATCTGCCCCTCGACCCAGGCGGTGAACGCCTGCCATTTCTCTGAAATGCCCTGCTTGATCCCGTCGACGATGGCGCGCCCGATCTCGGCAAACTTCGCCGGCAGCGAGCCGATAATTTCCTCGATCGCCACGACCTTCGCCGTGAGGTCAGCGTTGAGCTGCTGGAAGGCGGCGATCCCATCGGCCACGAAGTTGACGATTGCCTGCCCAGCATGAACGATCCCGGCGCCGAGTTCCACGAAGCCCACCACCACGTTCGCCAGGCGCGGCCCATTATCCACAAGCCACTGCGAGAATTGCGCCAAATAGGGCAGTAGCTTTGCCGTCAGGTCAGCGGCAATTGCACCGAACGCTCCGCGGAGGCGCGTCATGTTGTCGTTGAACGCCTCGGCGTTGGTCCCCATTTCCTGGGTGAAGACCTGGCCGAAGGTGTCGGCTTCCGCCTTCATCTTAGCCAAGGCGTCCGCCCCGCCGTTCAGCAGCGGGATCATCTCCGCACCGCTCCGGCCCATCAGTTGCATGGCCAGCGCGGTCTTCTCCGCGCCGTCCGGTATGGACGCGAACTTATTCGAAAGGTCAGCCAGAACGTCGCTCGAGGAGCGCAGAGACCCGTCCGCGTTTTGAACCGCGATGCCGGCAGCCGCGAAGGCATCGGCCATAGGCCCGGCACCGCCGGCAGCCGCAACCATGTTCTTCGACAGCCGGCCGACCGAAGTTCCCAACGTCTCAAGGCTCACGTCAGAGAGGTCGGCGGCGTACTTCAGCCGCGACAGCTCCTCGATCGGGATGCCGAACTTCTGTGCCGCCTTCGACATTTCGTCGGCGGCGTTGGTCGTCTTGGCCACCATGGCGCCAAAGCCGGCAGCCGCTGCGGTGGCGACCGCAGCCAGTGGCACCACCGCCTTGCGGAGCGTACCCCCGAACGAGGAGAGCTTGCTGCCGGCGGTCTTGAGGCCATCGCTGAAAGCAGCGGTGTCGATCCCGAGGTTGACCCGGAGTGCGCCGATTACCGAGGATGCCATCTAGTGAGGCCTCATTGACATTGCGATGAACCACCCCCGGACCTTGGCATCGTCCACCGTTGCCTGTGCCGACGCGGCGCCCGCTGCCGGCGGCGCCAGCGGCTCGAAAGCGGGCATGTTCTTCGGATCGTGGAACGCGAAGCCCAGCCAGCGGGCTTGCTCATATGCCACCATCCGGCGGCGATCCTGCTCGGATCGGATGAAGGCGCGGCGCCCGCGAAGGATCGTATCCATCTCCCCCGGCGTGATCCGCCAGAAGAGGTCGTAGTCGAGCCCGGCCGCCAGCCAGACGGTGAGCCACCCGTCTACCTGGCAGGCGGAGGGTTTTCTTCGGTCAGGCCCTTGAATGCCTCGCTGGCCGCAGTCTTGAGATGTTCGAGAGCTGCGGCCAGGCCGATCTCATCGATGATCGCGTCCGTGGTTTCCTCATCCACCTGCGGACGGCAAGCGACCTGAAAGAGGTTGCCGACGCGGACCATGTCGCCCTCGCCCAGCGCGGAGAACGCTTGCGTCACGGTTTCACCGTGGGCGCGCTGGTAGCGCTTCATCGCCGCTATGCCAAAGGCGAGCTCGTAACTTACCCCACCGGCGGCGAACCGGACCGGATCGATCATCAGGTGCCCCGCGTCCAGGTGAAGTCACCCGTGACACGCAGCACGATCGTCATGTCGATCGGGTCGCCGATGTCCCCCGGCGTCAGGCGCGGCGTGGGGAACCCGCGGTAGGTGAAACTGTCACCCGTGATCTGGTCTGGCTGCGCCCGGAGCGTCACGCGGTAGTAGATCGCATCGGCTGCCAAGTTGTCTGCGAGCTGCTGCTCGAAGCCGGCGGCCGTGTAGCCGGCCAGAACTTCGATCTCACCCGCGTCCTTGAGCCCCTTGATGTACTCGCGATAACCATTGGGCGAGTCCAAGTTGGTGACTTCGGGATACTCCTGCTCGACCTCGGGCACAGCCACGCCCTTGACCTCGGGAATCTCGGTGTAGGTGACGCCATCGGTCGAACGCTCGACCGTCGCGCCATAGGAGATGATCTGCTTGGACGCCATGACGGCTACTCCTCAAGAGTGTGGTGGACGATGAAGTCGGCAGTAATCCCGAACGTGCGCTGCTCCGTCGCACCGTCCGCGTTGCTCAGGTCGGTCGCTTCACCGTCCTGAAGGACGCCTTGGAAGTAGGTTCCTCCGGCTATGCCCGAGAACCCGCTCAACGCCGCGGAGACCGCGCGAAAGACAGTCAGCGCAGCGAGGTAACTGTCCGCCAGGCAATTGACCTGCACGCGGGTCGAGAGCGGGCCAGCTGCGGCGGTCAACGTGTAGCCCCTCGCGCCGCCCGTCAGATGCAGAAGAACCGCCGGCAGTAATGACCCCTGCGGCCGGGCGCCCCAGGTAACCCGCGCATCCACCAGGGCGGCCACGCTCGCATCGGCAAGGAGCAAGGCCCGCAGGTCTTCCTCCATCAGGACATCCCTTGCTTCTTCGCCAACCTGGCGGCGGCCTTGTCGATCTCGGACCAGAGATCATCCTTTATCCCGTCGAGCATGGCGGTCTTCCCGCCGTCCCAGGCCGGCCGCATGAACGGCTGCGGGCCGTGGTTGACGGTGCCGAACTCTTGGGTATGCGCGGCGGGGTCCGGCCCGGCACCGACGAACATCTCGACCGCAGCCTTGTCGTTGCGGAACATCTTTTTGTGCATGCTCTTTTGGCGCTTGCTGAGAACGGTGCCGACTCCGATCCCGGATTTGAGGTCGTTCCCGCCGGTGGCGGGATCGTCCGGAGCCATTCCGCGAGCCGCGTCCGCAATCGGAGCAGCCCGCGCCCGCAACACCCGGCGCAGCACGTTCTTGCCCGTGGCTTTCGGCAATTCTGCCAGCGCTTTTTCGAGTTCTCGGAGACCGCTGATCTTGACCTTCTGC